AAACCAGGGATTGCGGGGAGTTATAACTGTGAAAAAATTGCAGGGTGTGCAAGGATTGCAGAGCGTAATGACCGGGTTTCGAGCCCCGGAGGGATGTAGGGATCGCGTTAGCTCAGCGTGAAATGCAACGGGAATCGCTGCGTCGCAAGGCTTTGCGCGAGCTAGGCTCTGTATCGGTGTGTCAGTGGCCCTTTTCCTGACACATCGGACGCTGATACGCGCGTTTCGCTTGTGCCGCAATGAAAAGCGCATTCACTGAGAGAATATGTGTCAGATGTGTCAGTAACCCCCCCCAAACCTTAACCCTAAAAAAAGAGTATTTGTCGGGCTTTATCTCTTCTCACGCTTTGATTTTGCCTCTTTTCTGACACATCTGACACAAAGTGAATGGATATCGTATGTATCAGTAATGTATCAGTAAAAAAGACCGATACGCGATCGTTTTTGCCGATCCGACTCCCCTTGCCCCTTGGGGCCTTGCGCGCTGCTTTGCTAACAGGCTCAGCATCTCCCCGCGTTCCGAGGGAGGGCGGGCCAGAAACTCCCCATCAGCGTGCAGAGCACGACAGGAGCGGAAAATAGCACAGTGGCGCAGTGTGGAGGGGATCGCGAGTAGCGCAGCGGGCGGGGATCGATGGACGACTGACAGTGAACGCAGCGCGTCGGCCAAGCGGGTGAGGGTGTGAGACACGATCAGTACGCACGCGAAGGGGTACGGGGTGGGGGTGGCACCCGGGGTTTTGCCCGTGGGCCTCGATCGAGGGGACCCTTCGGGCAAAATCCACAGAGTTCGGTGAGAGGTACTTCACTATGAGTGAACACGATCAGAAACCGAAGGACCCGAGGCGAACCAGCACCGGCAAGGAGCGCAAGAAGAAGCTCCCGCCGGATGTGCCGCGTCTTCCTTCGGGTGGAGCGCGCCCGGGGGCGGGCAGACCGCCAGGATCGAGGAACGTGCTGCCGTACGGCGCGGTCAAGGCCATCCGGGCCGCGAAGTTCCGGGTGCGTAAGGAATACCTCGATGATCCAAAGTTGTGCGACCCGGTGACGGAGGTTGCCGGCTACAGCTTCGAGCGAACCGTGCAGGTCTTGGCGGGAACGATCCACAGCCGCAAGGCACCGTCGGTGCTCAAGGCCGCCGTGGCGGTGCGCGAGGAGCTTTGCGAGCCGGTCGTCAAGGAGACGAAGTTCACGGGATCGATCAGCATCGCCGATGCTGTCGCCCAGGCGGCCGGCAAGGTTCCAAAGGGCAAGTGAAGAAGCCCTTCACACAGAAACGGAAGTTCCCGGGACCGATCGAATTGGTTCCGCGCGAACCCCGTCGTTCCGTGCGCGCGGCACGGGGGGAGGGGAGTTCAAGCGGGGCGGGCCAGGGCGCGGGCGCCATTCCCCCGGCGTTGCGCCTTGAGCCCGCCGTTGTTCCTCCGAAGCCCAAGGCCGAGAAGGAGATCAAACCGGCGGAGATGACGCTGACGGATTTGATCGCGCGGTGGAAGCCGGCGCCGTGGCTCTTCGTTCGTGAATGCCTGAGCGCGGAGCCGGATGGCTGGCAGGACGAGTGTCTGCACGCCGTGATCGAATCCGGATTCGAGAAGTTCGCCCTCAAGGCGTGCAAGGGGCCGGGGAAGTCGTGCCTGCTTGCGTGGATCATCTTGTGGTTCATGCTCTGCCACGTGGACGCCAAGGTCGTCGCGGCATCGATCACCGGAGAGAACCTTCGCGACAACCTGTGGACCGAGTTGGCCCTGTGGATCGCGAAGTCCTCGCTGCTCAAGATCGCATTCGAGTGGCAGACCGAGCGCGTCTTCTTGCGGGAACGGCCCGAGACGTGGTTCTGCTCCGCGCGCACGTGGCCCAAGGACGCGGACAAGACCAAGCAGGCCAACACCCTGGCCGGCATCCACGGGCAGCACACCCTGGTGATCTTGGACGAGGCCGGCGACATTCCCGAAGGCGTGCTGGCGGCCGGGCTCGCCCACCATGCCACGCAGGGCACGGGCGCGAAGGAGATCCACATCACCCTTATCGCCGGCAATCCCACCCGTCTCGACGGGGCGCTGGGGGTGGCCTGCACCACGCACCGGGCCGAGTGGTGGGTCAAGGAGATCACGGGAGACCCGAAGGATCCGAGCCGCGCACCGCGCATCAAGCTGAGTTGGGCGCAGGGAGAGATCGATCGGTGGGGACCGGACAGCCCGTGGGTGCTCGTCAACGTCTTCGGGAAGTTCCCGCCGACACAGGACAACAAGCTTCTGGGCCCCGACATCGTGCGTGCCGCCATGGCGCTCCACGTTCCCGAGCCGCTGTGGCGCAACCAGCCGAAGATCATGGGCGTGGACGTGGCCCGTTCCTTGCTGTCGGACAAGTCGGCCATCGCGCGGCGGCAGGGGCCGATCGTCTTCCCCTTCAAGACCTACCGCATCGAAGATCTGATGGAGTTGAGTTCCCAGGTCGCCTTCGAGTTCGCGCGATGGAAGGCGAACGTGATCTTCATCGACATGACCGGGCTCGGGGGCGGCGTGGTGGACCGACTCTTGCAGCTTGGCCTGCCGGCGATCGGCGTCAACTTCGGGGCTGCGGCCAGCGACAACCGCTTTGCGGACAAGCGTTCCGAGATGTGGTGGGAAATGCACCTGGCGATCAAAGGCCACAGCGGCGAGCCCACCCTGGCGCTGCCGAACGATTCCGAGCTTGTGACGGAGTTGACGGGTCCGCTGGTCTTCTTCAACGATCGAAGCAAGCTGAAGTTGGAGAGCAAGGAGCAGATGAAGAAGCGCGGGCTGGCGTCGCCGGACCTTGCGGACTCGCTCTGCTTGACCTGGGCCGAACCGATCTTCCCCGAGCTACAGGTCCCGGCCTCGACACAGGAGGCGCTTGGGATCAATCACGCAGTGACGGAGTACGATCCATACAAGGAGGTATGACATGTCGTGGTGCCTGTCTTTCATCGCTCGATCGACTGAAGAGGTCAAGCGGTACCTTCGCTCCATTCCCGTGCAGGATGTGGATCACGCGTACGCCCTCCCGGCGGACGCGCGAGATCATGTCCTGGCAGGGCTCGACGTGGCGGGCTTCGACCTGGACGCGCCGGTCAAGGTGAACGCCAGCGGTCATCGGCCCAACAGCGGCATCCGGGTGGAGATCACTTCCGTCAACCTCCTCAAGCAGATGGGGTAGATCATGGGTATTTTCAGCAGCTCTCCCGCCCTTCCCCCGATGCCGGGCACGCCTCCTCCCCCGCCCGACGCGGCGGACATCGCCTTGCGCAATGCCAAGCTCATGGAGCGTCGGCGGCAGCTTGGCCTTCAGGGAAGACTGACGACGTTCCTCACAGGTGCGCAGGGCGATACGGCGCCGCCGACGACACAGCAAACCACTCTCCTGGGGCGCTGACATGACGATCGCCGCCATAGAGATGAGTTCTACTCCGGGTATCCCGCAGCGTCAGCGCTACTTGGAGCGCTTGGCGTTCTTGGACACCGAACGATCGTCGTGGCTTGCGCACTGGATTGATCTTTCGGACTACATCTTTCCCCGGCGGTTTCGCTACCTGACCACGGACAGGAACAAGGGGACCAAGCGCAACGACAAGATCATCAACAACACCCCGACGCTCTCGGTTCGCATCCTGGCGGCCGGGAAGATGGCGGGGCTCACTTCACCGGCCCGGCCGTGGTTGCGGTTCGTCGTCTCGGATCCAAGTCTGTCCGACGACTACGAGATCAAGTCGTGGCTCTTGATCGCGGAACACGCGTTCTACGAGACCATGGCGAAGTCCAACCTGTACAACTGTCTCCACGAGATGTACGGGGTCCAAGCGACGTTCGCCACGGCGGCGCTCTACGTCGCGGAGGATGAGGAGGATGACGTTCGCGGCTTCGTGCTTCCGATCGGACAGTTCTATCTGGCCTCCTCGGCGCGCGGACGGATCGACACGCTCTACCGGAAGTTCTCTTTCACGGTCGGACAACTCGTGGATGAGTTCAGCCCGGAGAATTGTACGCCGCAGGTGAAGCAGCGTTACGCTGAGGGGAAGTACGATGAGTGGGTCGATGTGATCCACGTCGTCGAACCAAATCGTGGGCGTGATCGGCGTTACGCGGATGCCAAGCACATGCCCTGGCGATCGTGCTGGTTCGAGGCGTCGGCCGACACCACCCATCAGCGGGCGCTCCGCGTCTCTGGCTACGAGGAGTTCCCCTTCATGGTGGCGAGGTGGCACGTCACCGGAGAAGACGTGTACGGTTCGGGATCGCCTGGGATGGATACACTGGGGGATTGCAAGGCGATCCAAACGTTGGAGCGCCGCAAAGCTCAGGCTGTGGACAAGCTCGTCAGCCCGCCGATGAAGGCCCCGGCGACCATGAAGACGCAACGGATCTCACTGCTTCCCGGCGACACGACGTACGTGACCGAGGGACAGCAGGAGGCGTTCAAGCCATCGATCGATGTGAAGCCGGAATCCGTCACGGTCGCAACGGCGTCCATCGTTGATCACGAGAAGCGCATCGGCCGAGCGTTCTACACGGATCTCTTCATGATGATGCTCTTGGATGACCGGCAGCAGCCGTCCACGGCCCGAGAGATCAATGAACGGCACGAAGAGAAGATGCTTCAGCTTGGGCCTGTGGTCGAGCGCGACGAGGATGAGCTTCTCGATCCACTGGTCAACCGGGTGTTGAAGATCCTTTTCCGACGCGGTAAGATTCCTCCCCCGCCCGCGAGGCTGGCTGGCCGTAACGTCAAGATCGAGTACATCTCGGTCATGGCGCAGGCTCAGAAGCTCCTGGGAACGGCGTCCACGGAGCGGTTGGTCTCCTTCGTCGGTTCCACCTCGGCGGCCAAGAAGGAAGTGCTGGACATCGTGAACTTCGACAATGTGATCATCGAGTACGCCAAGATGCTCGGCGTGCCGCCGGATATGATCAATCCAATCGAAGTGGTCATGAAGATCCGAGAGCTACGGGCACAGCAGGAGCAGGCTACGGCGGCTGGGCAAGCATCGTTGGCGGCAGTGCAGGGCGCAAAGGTCGCGAGTCAAGCTGATCTGGGTGGGGACAACCTGCTCAATCGGTTGCTTCAGACGGCGGGTGGTGGTGGTGGGCCCATCGGACAGGCTTAGGAGGCGCGATGCGTGGATTGGTGAGCACGAAGTACACGATCCGGATACAGCGGAATGATCGTTCACGTCGAGAGCAGTTGTGTATGGCTGCCGTCCAGGCTGGGTTGGCGTATCACGAGCCCCCGGACTCGTGGCCTGCCCTCGCGCCACTCAGGAAGGCCGAGAAGGAAGCCGTCAAACGTACTGTGGCAGAGATCATCACCAAGCACAAGATCGAGGTGAAGTCGTCATGAAGGAGCCGAGGCGCGGCACCGGCACGACGGAGTTCTACTTCGCGATTTCGGGAGCCGTTGCCGGTGGGGCTGCTGTTGTGATCGGATGGCAGACCCAGATGGCCCTGGCTGGCATGGCGCTGGTCGCCGTGTCGATCTACTCGTATGTCAGCGGACGGTCGAGAGCGAAAGCCGCCGCTGCGACGGACCTTTCGCTCAATCCACCCAAGCGTGTCATCTGAAAGGAACTGACATGGCGAAGCGATCGTGTGCGATCACGGAAAGGCTGGCGGCCCCGAGGTTCGGGTTCCGGATCGAGTGCCGTGATAAGAACGGGAAGTTGAAGTGGGTCGAGATCGTCAAGAACCTCGTTACTACGGAGGGCGGGAACGATCTTCTCAATAAGTATTTCAAGGGAAGCGCGTACACCGCTGCGTGGTACATGATGTTGGCAGGCGTCGGCACCAAGGCTGTCGGTGACACGATGGCCTCGCATGCCGCGTGGTCGGAAGTGAACCCGTACACCGGCAACCGTCCGGCGATCACGTTCGGCACGACAGCCTCGAAGAGCAACACCGCCACTGCGGTCAGCTTCTCCATCACTTCGAGCGCGACGGTGGCTGGCGCTGCGATCGTCAGTTCCAACACGGGCACGACCGGCGTGCTGTACAGCGTCAGCGATTTCGCCGCGAGCCGCGCCGTCGTCTCGGGCGACACGCTCAACGTCACCCCGACCGTGACCTGCTGAAAGATCTAGATGGCAACTCCAGTCGTCAGAGCATCCGGCACAGCCGTTTTCGGGACGACGGGGTCGTTGACCCCGACGAACCCGACGCATGCGACTGACGACATCTTGCTGTACTGGGTGGCATCGAGTGCGAACGCCAGCGTCACGCCGACGCACTCGACGCCCACCGGCTTTACTCTGCTCGGATCGGCAGTCATCACTACCGGTACTATCCGCTCACGGATCTCCTGTTACTGGCGGCGGGCCACTTCTGGATCTGAGGCAAATCAATCGGTGACGCTGACGCCGACCGGCTCCACGGCTTGTCATCATGCGGCGGCTGTGCAGTCGGTCCAGAATTGTCCGACGAGCGGGAACCCGTACGAGAATCTTCAGACGAACCAAGCGGCGGGCGCGAGCAGCATCGCTTTGAGTCGCGTTGTGTCCGGTAGTGATCGTCTTTCGTTTCTGGCGGCTCACCACGCCGATAACGTCGCCACGGGTGTTTCGGAAGACTCGGCAGACGCCTATACGAGCGATTACGCCACCGACAATGCTACTGGGATCGATGGTTTCACGGCGGTGTTTGAGTTCGGGCCAAAGGCTACTGTTAACGATTCGGTGACGATCTCCTACGCCTCCGGTGGAACGTCGGTCGGGATCGCTGGTCTTGCTTTCGCGTTGCTACCTGGGCCGGCGGTCTACAACGAGAGTTTCACGGAAGCGGTTACGGCTGCTGACTCGCTGGCGAACGCGGTCACTTTCGAGAACTCGATCACGGAGGCTTTGGGCGCGTCGCAGGATGTGGCGATCCATACTGGGTTTCCGGTCACTGCCAGTCACCCTTACGGCACGACGACTCCCGTCACAACGGCTGTTTTCAACGTCAGCGCGGGGAAGCGGATCTGGGTTGTCGTTAGCGGGCGCGGTTTTGGTGGATACGCGAATATCGCCGTGTCTGGATCGTCCCTTGGTGCCTTCAGTCTTCAGGGCGGCGTGGATAGCGCGACCTTTGGGATCTCTTCGGCGGTCTTCTACAAGGACGCGCCGAGCGGCGTGACTTCGGAGACGGTCACGGCGGGGCGATCTGGATTCACGCACTCCGTCCAGTGCGCAGTCTACGTGTTTGACAACGACAGCGGAGCGGCTGGTGCGGCCGGTTCCGATTCGCGAGATGGAACGAGCGCCCAAGCCAAGTGCACCGTCAACGCGCAGTCGATGGGTTCGATGATCATTGGTGGGATCGGGTTCGGCGCAGCCGGTCCTGTCAGTCCGATTACCGGGAATACCGAAGATTACGAGTTGAATGATTCGAGTGATGGATCGGATATGTGTACCGACCGCACTACGAATCCGACGACTGCTGCTGGGAACGTGGACATTGGTATCACCGGCTCTACAAGTTACTGGACTGCATATGCGATCGAGATTCTTGGCGCGGGTGGCGGTGGAGTCGCTGACTCGCTCTTTGATGAACTGATCCCCGCAGGTGGGACTGTTTACAACGAGACAGTAACAGAGTCGGCTTCGGCAGCGGATTCGCTGGCAGATGTCATGACGATGGTGAACGCGATCAACGAAGCAGCTTCGGCGGCTGATGCGCTCGCAGCCGGGTTGACGATGGATGCTGTTGTCAGTGAGGCGGCCTCGGCATCCGACGCGCTCGGGGTGACGGCAACCTACGAAAATCAGATCAGTGAAGGAGTGACCGCAGCCGATGCGTTGGTGGATGCGGCGATCTTCGCCAACGCCATCTCGGAAGGTGCGAGCGCGGCTGACTCCCTTTTTGACGAGTTGATTCATCCTGGCGGTGCGATCTACAATGAAACGATCACCGAAAGCGTGAGTGCGGCGGATTCGGCGGCTGTTGTGATGACGATGAACGAGGGGCTTTCCGAGGCGACTAGTGCTGCCGACTCCCTCGCCGCCGGACTGACGATCAACAAAACGCTCACGGAGCCGGTGACGGCAGCCGATGCGCTCACGGTTTCATTGACGATTCCAGTGGCGATCACAGAAGCCGTGTCCGCAGCCGACGCGCTTGCAACGTCGTTGGTGATGGTGGAGGTGATCACTGAGTCGGTGACGGCGGCCGACTCCATGAGCATCCCTTCGGATGAGGCGCTTTGGTTTTTCCTATCGGAGCGATCTATGAAAAGCGTTCAAGCGCCGACCGGCAGCCCACCCACCTCTCCCGACGACGGGTTTGATCTTCTTGGCGTGCACGCCTTCACGGTCACGTCGGAGTGCGAGCCGGGACAGGCGTTCACCGGTCCAGTAGCGGGACAGTATGATCTTTATCTGTATGATGAGAACGTGGGGGAGTGGAGCCTCGTACCCGGATTGGAGCAGGTGATCCCTGCGGTGGCGGCAGGGCTCAATCGATTTACGATGATCTTTGATGTGCAGAACGCGCGGGGTCGCATCGCGTTCGTCACGAACGGGATTGGCGTGACGGGTGGGAACATCACGACGTACTACTCACCGACGCTCCGGTGGTTCTCACCGAGAAAGGCTTAGGCGATGGCTGATCGACAAGGACCGTCGGTAGATCCCGTCGTTCAGGGCAAGCTTCGTAATAGGGAGAAGCTTGCTGAAGTGCAGCGGCGGGCTGACCTACGTGAGATCATGGCGATACCGGCCGGGCGCCGGTTCATGTACGACATGATCTTCAACAGGTGTGTGTTGATGGACTTGTATCCCGCGCAGGACAGTGGGATATACCGGCATGAAGGGAAGAGATCGGTTGGAGCGTTGTTGGTTGTAGAGCTTCAAGAAAGCCAAACGGAGAGTTACATCCTCATGATCGCTGAACACATGCGCGATCAGGAGACGGATAAGAAACTACGGGACGCAGCACAGTCCAAACGGGAGATCGAAGATGGCGAATGAAACGGTTCTCGGGGCGAAGGGTGACACCGGAGCTACCGGGGCGGCAGGGGCAGCGGGCGCAGGCGCGGCAGGCGCAGGAGCGGCGAAGGGTGACACCGGAGCCGCAGGCGCAGCAGGAGCCGCAGGCGCAGCAGGAGCCGGGCCGGCAGCGGGCGCTGCGGGTACGGCAGGAACCGGAGCAGCGGCGGGCGCCGCAGCCCCGGGGGCGGCCACGACGGTTCCGGGTGACCAGCAGAGCGGAGCGGCGAAAGCCATCGAGCCCGCGCCTGCGGACATCCAGATCAAGATTCCGGAAGGGGTCGCTGTCGATCAGGGGCTTCTGAAGACCTTCACGGAGTTTGCCAAGGAGCACAAGATCGCTCCCGAAGCGGCTCAGAAGTTCGCGGATTCCTACATGGGCTCCGCAAAGAAGGCGACCGAAGAGGCCACGCTTCGACAGGCGGAACAGATCGTTTCTTGGGCGGAAGAGGCTCGGGCTGACAAGGAGATCGGTGGGGCCAATTGGGACAAGAACGTTGCGGCGGCCAACAAGGCGATGCAGCGTTTTGGCTCGAAGGATCTCGTCGCTCTCATGAACCAGTCCGGTCTCGGAAACCACAAGGAGATGATCCGCTTCTTTTCCAAGATCGGAAAGTCGATCTCCGAGGATACCATTCCCGGGGGCGCCGCCGGTCAAGGAGGAGAGGGTGGATTTGATCTGGACGTGATGTATCCTTCCATGGCGAAAAAGACGTAAAGAAAGGATCGTAGATGTCAACTCTCACATCGACGTTTCCGACGCTGGTGGATGTCACCAAGCGAATGGAACCGGGTGGCAAGATCGCGATGATCGCGGAGGTGCTGACGAAGTACCTTCCGATCCTCGAAGACATGGCCTGGGTGGAGGGCAACCTGCCCACCGGGCACCGGTACGTGAGTCGATCGGCTCTCCCCGGTCTGACATGGCGCCAGTTCAACCAGGGCGTCGATGCCAGCCTGTCGAAGACCGAGCAGTACGACGAGACGTGCGGGATGCTGGAAGGCTACAGCAAGGTGGACGTGGATCTCGCCAAGCTCAACGGCAACGAGCAGGCGTACCGCTTCTCCGAAGACCAAGCGTTCATCCAGGCGATGAACGTGGAAGTCGGGACGGGTCTCTTCTACCACTCGATCTCCACGGCTCCGGAGAAGTTCACCGGCTTCACGCCTCGCCTCAACTCCACTTCACTCAACGACATCACCAACCCGATGTCGCTGTCGCAGTTGGTGATCGGTGATGCCACGGCGTCTGGTTCCGACCAGACTTCGATCTGGCTCATCGGCTGGGGTCCCGAGACGGTGTTCGGGATCTTCCCGAAGGGCTCGGTGGCCGGACTTCAGAGCAGGGATCTCAGCGAGCAGTTGGTGAACGACGCCAACAACAAGCAGTTCCTCGCCTGGGTCACGAGGTGGCAGTGGAAGCTTGGGCTGTGCGTCCGCGACTTCCGCTACCTGTCCCGGTGCTGCAACATCGACACGAGCGCGTGGAAGGAAGACCTGTCGGCAGGCGCGGATATCGCGATGCGCATGCAGGACATGATCTCTTCGCTCTACGACACCACGACCGTCCGGCCGGTGTTCTACATGAATCGCGCCTGCTACAACATGCTCAACAAGCAGCTTGTCAAGCGGCAGGCCAACTGGCTGGAGTGGATCGACGGCCCGAACGGGAGAAGGATCCCCGCCTACATGGGGATCCCGATCAAGTTCGTGGACTCCATCGCGTCCAACGAAGCCGTCGTCAGCTAGGGCTGATCGGTAAAGAAAGGAACGCGATATGATGCTCGACGCAAACCTCGTCTTCTCGCAGGCGCAGGATCTCACCGCGACGGCGGTCTCGACCAACGTCGTGAACATGGGCGCGGCGCGGGATCTCGGCGCGGGTGAGCCGCTGTGGGTGCTGTTCCAGTTCGGTACGGTGGTGTCCAACGCCACGTGGAACGCGGCGTTCAAGGGCGCGGACAACGAAGGCATGTCCACGAACGTGGTGACCAAGTTCACCACCCCGACGATCACGCCCGTGTCGAACACGGTCTTCCCCTGGCGCATCCCGCCAGGGGTGCCGAAGCAATACTACCGGATCGACTACACGCTGGCCGGTGGTACCAGCCCGCACATCCCCGTCATCGCGGGACTCGTGGAGGACGTGCAGGTCAAGGCGCATTCGCGCACGGCCGCATACGGGTAGAGCAGTGATTCCTAGGGGCGCGGTGCAAATCGGCCGCGCCCCTTCTTTGGAAAGGAGATCAAAATGCGGTTCATGGCGCTGGAAAACTTTTTCTACAACGGGGTCTTGCACGAGGCTGGGCCCGCGCAGCCGAAGATCTTCGACTTCCCAGACGACGAGGTGCCGAGCCGGCGCTGGCGGCCCCTCGATGCCAAGGCGAGGAAGGCGCTGGAGAAGCTTCGGGATGACGTGAAGGCCAGATCTGGCAACACCATCAGGATCTTCAACATCCCCGAGGAGATGCAAGCGTCGAAGGCCGAGGTGGTCGAGAAGGTCAAGAAGGCGCCTCCGGTGGATCCCGAGGCGCTTCCGGCAGTGACGATCAAGGCACTCACGCCGAAGGGTGCCGAGAAGATCGAGAAGATCGAGAAGGGCGCGCGTCCTTCCGACTCGGAACCGGAGTAGCGCGGCTGAAAGGGGAAGGCGACAATGGCAACCGGCGACGCAGGTGTTTGCAATCTCGCGTTGGCTCGCGTAGGGATCACGAAGTACATCGATGATCTCGATGAGGAAACCAAAGAGGCGGAGACCTGCAAGGTCTTCTACTCTACCCTGCGCGACAGTTGCCTTGCCGCCTTCCCTTGGTCGTTTGCCACGCTTCGGCAGACGTTGGCGGTCAAGGCCGACGAACCCGCCCGTGACGGTTGGGCGAAGATCTACGCGTTGCCGGATGATTACCTCGCGGTGAGGAAGGTGTGTGAGCCGGGAGTGACGCGTATGATCACAGCGCAGCAGCGCGTGCCGTACGTGATCGAGAAGTCGTCCACCGACGATTCGAGCGTGTTGCTGTGCGACATCGACACGCCGTTGGTGTTCTACACGGCGAAGTTCCTCAACCCTCAGAAGTTCCCGCCCCTCTTCGCGGACGCGTTTGCGTGGCTGCTCGCTTCCGAGATCGCCATGCCGCTCAATGTCAAGCTTGAGCGCGCGGAGGTGGCGCGCAAGGTCTACAAGGAGAAGATCAAAGAAGCGTGGGCGGCGTCGCTCAATCAAGAGCAGGAAGATCCATCCCCCGAGGCGGAAGCGATTCGCGAGAGGGCGTGATGCCGGACATCCGACAAGAGACTTTCGCGGGTGGAGAGATCGCGCCGACGTTGTACGGGCGTCGCGATCTTACGAAGTACGACAACTCCTTGCGTCGGCAGCGGAACTGTATCGTCAGTCCGCACGGTGCGATCCTGAATCGTTCGGGAACGATTTTTGTTCACGAGGTGAAGACTTCCAGCAAGAAGGTTCGGCTCGTGCCGTTTGTCTTCAGTACGGATCAAGCCTTCGTGTTGGAGTTTGGTGATGCGTACCTGCGGTTTTATTACCAAGGTGGGATCGTCATTACGGGAGGATGGCCATACGAGATAGTGACGCCGTACGCGGAAGCGGATCTCCCCAAGCTCAAGTTTTCGCAGATGGGCGATGTGATCACCATCGTACATCCGGGGTATGCCCCGCGCGAGTTGAAGCGTCTCGCCAACGACAACTGGACGATCTCTACGGTTTCGCTCGCGCGCCCTTCGGCGCCTACGTGGCAGGCTGGGCCCTTCGTCGTGGCGGGTGGAGATCCTTGCTCTAATAGCTTGAACTACAACGCCGCGACGACGTACCAGGGCGGCTACACCTGTCGCGCCGGGGGCACACCACACACGTACCGATCGCTTCAAGACAACAACATCGGACACGACCCGACAACGACGATAGGCTCTTGGTGGTCGGACGAGGGCACGCCGACGTCCTCCCTCAACCACCTCGACACGCCCAACCGTCCTGCAATGAACTGGGAGTGGGTGGTCACTTCGGTGAAGGCCGGGGTCGAGTCTCTTCCATCGTCGGCGCTTTCACCGGACATCGACACAGGAAACCCCAACAACAACGAGCGTATCAATCTGCATTCTGATCGTCAGATTGGGGTGTTCTGGAGCTTCGTCGCCGATGCGACTTACTACAAGATCTATCGCGGTCGAAATGGAATTTTCGGATACGTGGGAGAGGCGTCCGGCACGACCGTATTCATGGATGACGGATCACCTCCCGACTACTCTGACACCCCGCCGACCGCGAACAACCCTTTCCCGGGCGCCAACGACTACCCCTCCGTGGTGGCGTACTTCCAGCAGCGGCGTTGGTTTGGTGGAACGTACAACAACCCGCAGACGATCTGGGGTTCAAAGATCGGAGATTACTACAACTTCGACAAGGCGCAGATTCCGAAGGACGATGATTCCGTGCAGTTCACACTGGCTTCTCAGCAACTTGAGATGATCAGAAACCTGCTCGGGCTTCGTGTCCTGCTCACGATGACGCAAGCGGGGGAGTGGGCCCTGGCCGGTTCTCAGGGCGGCCCGATCACGCCTTTCAGCATTGAGGCGAAGCCGCAGAGCTATCGCGGGTCGTCCTATCTGGCGCCGTTATCCGTGGGGAACGTCGCGCTGTACATCCAGCAGATGACCAACACGGTACGGGAGTTGATCTTCAACTTGGGGACGGACTCGTTCGAGGGGAATGACATCACGATCCTTTCCCGGCATTTGTTTTCCAGTTATTCGATCACGAATTGGGCGTTCGCGCCAACGCCGTACTCGATGCTTTGGGCGACGCGGAGTGATGGGAAGCTTCTTGGCTGTACGTACCTGCGCGAGCATGAATTGATCGCGTGGGGATGGCATGACACCGCCGACACTGATCTTTTTGAAGACGTGTGCTGCGTGCCCGGCGCTTCGGGTTTGGAGCATGACGTATACGTGGTCGTGAAGCGGCTGATCAACGGGTCGTGGAAACGATATGTGGAGCGCTTCGCGTCGAGGGAGATCATCCCACGCAATACGGATGGGACGCTGGACGTGCGGCTGGCGGTCTTCGTTGATTCCGCGCTGAGCTATAACGGCGCGGCGGCGACGGTCTTCACGGGACTCGATCACCTCGAAGGGCGCACCGTCAAGGGGTTGGCCGACGGAAACGTGATCGGGCCATACGTGGTGTCGAGCGGGCAGGTTGATGTCTCAGATGCGGTTCCTGATGGAGCCGAGAAAGTTGTCTTGGGTCTGAGCTATCAGGCCGAGATCGAAACGTTGGATCTCAAGGTTCGTGGAATCAACATCCAGCCGAATCTCAAGCAAGTCACGGGCGTCAACTTTGAAGTGATCGATACGCGTGGGCTGTGGTTCGGGCCTGATTTCGATCATCTCAAAGAGTGGAGACAGCGCGCAGTGGCGGACGCGTACGGCGCCGTCCCGACATTTTCGGGATCAGATTCGGTCAACATCATAGGGGCCTATTCGCGTGAGGGACGCGTGGTGGTGCGACAGGTTGATCCATTGCCGATGACGATTCTCAGCTTGGGGAGGGAAGTCGATGTCGGTGGCGATTAGTTTTGACCGAGCGTCATTGGAAGACGCGCGTTGGTTTTCCAAGTTGATGCGCGAGGAAGATCGCCAAGAGGTACTGGCGTTGGGCGAGACGCTAGAAGGCGGGCTCATGCAGTCGATTCACCTGAGCTTGGGCGACGTATGGATCGTTCGCTTCAACGGCGAGCCGGCGGCGTTGTTTGGCATCGTGACGTGCAGCATCCTAACCGGCTACGTCGTTCCGTGGTTGGTCACCACGAAAGTGATTGATCAGTTTCCGAAGACGTTCTTCACGCTCAGTCGAAGGATCTTACATTTGATGCGTCACCGTTACGCGCTCATGGGAAACCACGTAGACGCCCGCTACGAAAAGGCGCTGCGGTGGGTTCGGCGGTTGGGCTTCTCCGTTCACGCAGCGCAGGCTCTTGGGCCCAACAAGACGTTGTTCCATCCCGTTACGATGGAGGGTTTCTGATCATGGGCCTCGCAATTCCAATCATCGGCATCGGTCTCAGCATCGTAGGCACAGCGATCGCAGCCAAGGGCCAGTTGGACATGGCCGAGTACCAAGCGGGGTTGAACGCCCGCAACGCAGCGATCATGCGCGAGAACGCGCTCGCGGCGGTTCGGCGCGGGGAATCCAACGCCGAGCTTCTGACCCTACAAGGCAGTCAAGTGATCGGCAAGCAACGCGCTGCCGCCGGGGCTTCGGGCGTGGATGTTGGATCGGAATCCGTGCTCGACGTGCTGTCGAGTACGCGTTTCTTCAATCGCCTCGACGTGCAGACCACGCGCTACAACGCCTTGATGGAGGGGCGCGGCTACGGCGTGCAGGCGATGAACTACGAAGGCAGCGCGGAGATGGCACGGCTGGCCGGCGCATACGGCGCGGCGTCTACGATCATTGGTGGTGTGGGAAACATCATGAGTTTGGGTTACGGCTCCAACCTCTTCCCCAAGTTTGGGAAGTAGGAGATCGTCATGCCGAAGCTGCCCGAGTACACACCGCAAGTTGGGATTCGAGCGATCCCTACGCCTCCGCAGGAAGTCTCGGCGCCTCCCGAGGCGTTCGGGGTGGGGTTTGGGAAAGCCGTTCAAGGTCTCGGGCAAACGATCGGTGCTATCGCCATCGACGAGCGCCGTGAGAGGGCCGCCTTCGACGCAGCCGATCGGGAACTCACGTTCGGGGTGGGCCTCGACAAGAAGCTCGCGGACTTCAAGAGCAAGGCGCAGGTCTTCCAGCCCGCCCCCGGGGAGAACTACACGGACGGGATGCGCCGGATGCAGATGGCACTTGAGAGTGATCTCGCAACCTTTCGTGAGAAGGTCGGGTCGGAGTTGACGGATCCACTCGCACGAAAGAACTTCGAGATCCGCACGCGGTTGCAGGTACAGGCGGCCCTCCGTCATGCGGACGTGGCGGGAGAGCAGCTATACGACGACTGGCGCAAGAAGCTGGCAGATGGACAACTGGCCGCCGCCGTTCGGCGCGCGGGGAACGTCAGCGGCAGCATCCAGACTGATCTCTTCAATCTTCAAGCCCAAGCCGCTGTGGGCTTGAAGCAGATCGAAGACTACCTCAAGGGGCGTGGGGTCCCGCCCGAGGAGATTCAGCGCGTCAGCCGAAAGGCTGAGTCGGACATGGTGCGAAGTGCGCTCGAAGCATATGGATCGAACTATTCCGCCGGGCTCGCCTTCCTTCAAGGCAAGTTGCCTGGAACGGACATCACCATCGGCTACGATCCACAAGCGTCGGACAAGTCCGTGCTCAGCGGACCCGAAACGGCCAAGTGGATCGATCACTTCTTGGGCCATAAGAAGGAGCGCGTTGGCGCGGATCTTGGTGAAGTCTTGTACCAAGAGAGCAGGACGACGCGCGGCTTCAATCTGGAACGCCGGTTGACCGAGCTTTTCAAGTCTGGGCGATTCGCGCCGGAAGAGATCGGGAAGGCCCGCGCGCAATTCGCGTCGGCGGTTTCGGAAGGAGATCGGCTTCACGACATCGCCATCGGGAACATGTACGAGAAGGCGTACAAGAGCGCCACGACCAAGTACGACGGCGATCTCATGAAGGCTCTGCGCGCGAATGACGAGGAGTTCAATCGAACCTACGCGGCGCTTGGGCCGAAGCAGGGCAACCTGCGTGCGGCGTTGGAGAAGGCGGAAGACCCCGCCGCTTACGGGCCGTTGGGGCAGGTGATCGATCTTTCCTCTTCACCGGGCAAGCTCGCGTCCACGTATCCGACCGCCGGGGCGTTCACCGCAGCGTTCCAGGGGCCGACCAAGCACCTGTGGCCTCAAGCGCTCAAGCTCTACGAGCGCGACGTGCAGCGCGACGTTTCGCAGGACGTGCACTACAAGGTCTTCAAGGATGATCTTGAAACCCGCACGCGCCGGGCTGTCGGTTGGACGCGCCTCTCCGGAACCAAGCGCATGTTCTGGGAAGAGGCCCCTACGGAGACGCGCGCCTACTGGGCCTGGGTTGTGGCGACGGCCGAGCAGGGTTGGGCCGATCATCTACAGGCTCGAAAGCAGACGCCCAGCAAGACGAGCGACGTGGGTTGGTATCTCAAGATGAATCAAGAGATCATCAACATGGCGGAGACGCTGAAGAGGAACGGCTCCTTCAAGGGCGGCGGCATTCCCGAAGTCGGCGCGCTGCCCGAGACGACACAAGCGATCAAAGTTCAACCAGTCACGCCACCTCCGACGGTGAAGACGCTGACGCCGGAGCAGTACGCCGCCGAGCCTTCGGGGACGTGGTACAACACCCCGGAAGATCCGACGCCTCGCCGTAAGCCTTGAGGGATCCCATGCCATATGGACAAGACCCGCCCGTCGAGCCGAGCGGATACGGAAAAGATCCAACAGCCGCGCCCGACATGGCGACTTTGCGGACGACGGCGCAAGAGGTTGCAGCCAGTCTCGATCCTGAGCAGCGCGAGGAACTGCGACAGTCGATCGGTACGGAGACTCCGACGCCTTCGGGGCTCGGGGCCCAAGCTGCGTTTGCCCTCAAGGTGCAAGACGCGTTCGGACGCAAGCAAGACAGTTTCGATCAAGCACAGGAAGCTGCGTATCTCGCGCAAGCGGCTGCGCTGAGCGATGTGCCGGCGCCCCGACTGGCGAAGGCCCGGCAGTTGTGGATCGTAAAGCCGCAGTACGACTTCAGCTACATCGTGGACAACCTTGACAAGATCGAACGTGAGGCGCAGGCGGACAACATACCGTTTGATCTCATCGTCAGGCGGCACCCCGTCCTGGCGAAGTACCTCAAGGACTCCTCGACGTTCGCGCAATCGCTGCAAGACTCGGCCTCGCTGACCGGGCTTCAGAACGTGTGGGGTGGGTTCGCTCCGATCATTCAGCCGGATGGAACGATGGACAAGAAGTATGTCCTTCCGTTCTGGGCGCAGGAAGCGTGGGATGCGATCACCAACAACCCGTCCACCGCTCTCGCCAACTTCGGGTATGCGGTCGTCAACTCAAACGTCAAGCTCAACGAGTTCTTGCGAAAGATCGGTGTACCGGAAAAGATACTCATCTCGCGAGAGGCGCAAGTCGCTGATCTTCAACGTTGGGACAACGCCGCTCGCGTGTACGGCAAGGCCGCGACCTGGGCCAAGGATTACCGGGGACACTTCGATGAAGACAACGCCGACGTGGCGGCGAAGATCGCACGTACGGCGGGTTGGCTGACGGAGGCGTTTGCCAGCAGCGCGGATATGCTTGTGGGCATGGGCCTGGGTGGAACGATCGCGAAAGCGGTCGGTGGTGCCACCCGTGCCGGCGCAGCCGTGAACGCGTACACGCGTGGGGTGTTGGGATTCAACACGGCGTACGCGGCGATGGATCTGTACCCGAAGACCCTGGCAGCGTCGGAGGATCCGCTCGCGGCCTTGGCTCTCACGGCAGTTGGGGCTCTGCTGGTGGGCAAGCTCATGCTCGGGGCACCCCTTGGGCGTGCCGTGGGAGTGCGTGTAGAACCGCTCCTGGCGAACGCCGTAGCGCGTTCGGCGACCGAAGCCCTGGCATCGCGGAATGGCTTCGCTCTGGCGCGGACCCTGGTGCTCAAGGGAGGTTGGGATGCGCTCGCTGGACAGATCGCTATGGGCCTTCAAGCTGCTACGTCGGCCGAAGCGGAGCAACTGGGACTCGCCTGGGCGAACAAGCCACGAGACGCGTCGGCTGGGCTCCGGGCTTTCTGGCACGGAGCCACCAACCCGGACGGCGTGCCCTTGTCGCTCTTCGGAACGGCGCACATGCTGGTATCGGATGTTGGCAAGATGTGGCGGGCGCGGCAGATGGTCGATTCGACGGAGCGCATCCGTTCTGCTCTTCTCGAATCTAAGATCGCTGTGGATGACCCGGCCCTGCACGAGCAGCAGGTTCGGGAGATGGCGGCACAGCCGGGCGCTGATCCATTCTTCCATCTCCCGCTGGATCGTTTCAATGAAGTGGTCGAAGCGCTGAAGCTCAAGCCTCGGGACGTGGCGTCGGAGATCTACGGAGACGGCGGTGCGGTGTATGATCGTGCCACGACGGAAGGAGCGGCGCACATCGTCATTCCGATCGAAAAGATGCGGCGTGTCTTCGAGTCGAAGCACCTGGGCGACTTCGCCATGAACGAAGGCACGCTCAATCCCGAGGTGATCTCTCGTGCCGTGATGGCTCAGGTCACGGCCGACTACAAGAAGGCGTTCGACGAGGCCCTGAAACTTGATCCGACAAAGCTGCTCCCGACGGAGAAGCCGATCTACGACGCGCTTCTGGCATTTGCGGAGTCGGACCCCGAGGCAGCCAAGCGGTTGTTCGCGGAGACCAAGGCTCTCGCGTCTCGGCATCCAACGCTGACGTTGACGGAGATCTACGACGCGACCTTCGGCCCGAGCGGTCTGTATGGTCCGCAGCCGAAGTATCCAGTCTCGACCGAGATCGGACAGTACAAGAACGAGGGTCCGACACACGACATGCATCTGATCTTCACGCATGAGATCCTACCTGAGAAGCTGCACATCGAGCTTGACGAGAACATCTCGACGGGTGGGAAGGTCTGGGTCTCCGCGAACTTCGATTTCCCGCAGGAGATGGTCGAGCGTTACGGATACGTGAAACTCAAGGAGATCTACGGCGGGAAGGGCCACGCAACGGACATCTACTTGACAGCGATGAAGGAGGCCCAGAAAGCCGGCGCGGGATGGGTTTCCCACCTCGCGCGTACTGATGTGACAGAGGAGATGTACGCGCGGCTCAAGTCGTTCGGGATCGCTTTTCGCTTGGAGACCAAGGGACCATTCGGAGATCATTACTACATCTCGGCGTCCGATCTCAAAGCCGTGGACTTCCGCGCCGTCGAGCGTCGCCGGCTTGCCCTCCTGGCACAAGAGCACCCCGAAGCCGTCAAGGAACGACTGGCGGAAGCGTACGGTATGCCGGCGCCGGTCGAGCAAGCCATGCGGTTGATCGAACGGGAGTCGGGGTTGTTCGGTGCGGAGAGGTGGAAGACCCTCACCGATGATCCAAAGGTCCAAGCCGACTTCGAGACGAAGGAGCTTGAGGTGCGCCGGTTGGCGCGCGAGCGCGTCATGCAGGCGATCGTGGAGGGCCCGAAACGCGAAGTCTCACGTATGCGAGCGGAGTACGAAGCCAAAGCCGAAGAGGTGATGGCGCAGGATCCGGGGCAGCGTTTGCGCCACTTTTTTCAGACGGGCGAGCTTCTTGGCGATGCTTCGCATCGG